AAACTGACTCCCGCAACACTTCTGAAAGGGAAACGGCTCCGTGGTCAGCATGACTCAAAATAGAATCCTTCTTCATCAGTAACATTCGGACCACCGAACGCTTATCAAGAGGGGGGATGTAACTTTGTAGCTCTTCGTCCCAGACAAAAGCCCGCTTCAAGAAAGTCACCTCTGTAATAAGTTTTTTCACTGGTACAGGGCTTAATTTCTTGTCTGCATCAGTCATCTCTAAACCTAACTCGTACTTCCAAGCGTGGAAATACATTTCGTCTGGTGCCACACGACTTGCCTTAACATTGTCATCACCATATGTCACTAACGCCACATCTCGGCGAAATGTTAAAGGGAAATCAGGCACCTGGGGGTTTTCTAAGAAGGTGCTAAACCACAGTTCCACAGCAGTTCGATCCCCGGTGTAACCAACTTGGCGGTAGTAGGCGTAACGCTCACCTAATGAAACGCAAGCACTGTTCGTTTCAACTGTTATGTCACACCCTGAGGGGTTGAAAAACGCTCTGAACATATCGTTTTTTATAGAGTAGGTAACATGTTTCATCGCCAAAACAAGTTGGCGCGCTCTCTTCGCGTCTACTTGGATGGCCCAGGCAACGGCATAGAAGAATAGACTAACAAAGTCGAACAACACACCGTTATACGACTTGTCCATCGCTTTCACATCTCCATCATAGAGCTGATCTAGTTGGGGACTAATCATACGCATCAGGTCTGCAATTCTGTTGCACTCTGACGAGGTCATATTTATACCCACGGCACTCTCAAAGAATTCTAGATTGGCGCGCATAAAAGCCTTGATCGGGCCAAATGTCTTCTTCGTACAATAGTTGAAACTATAGGGTAGATTAATGAACACTCGAGGAACTTTCCCTGTTTTAATAGGCTCGTCCTTAAGCGTACACATACCGAGGCAACTGGGTATCCCTCCAGTATCCAGGATGGCTTCCACTTCATCAATGGTCGCACGCAACTGTTCGGTGATATAGACCCCGTCTGGTTCAACATCGATGTGTTGGCGCTTACCCACACAAAAGGGGGGCCCCACAGACGTTTTCATGTTTACCGGGTTCACTACTGAACCTGGAATACCTCTGAAAACCTGTTCCACTGTCAACTCCGCATAACCAGTTGTATCTAGCCCTTGAATTCCAGACAAATAGTCAGCCAAGGCCAATTTCATACAGAACAAATCTGGTTGTGACCGATTGGAAGTGGCGAAAACATTGGTGAAAGGGGAACGCCAATACCCATCATCCATAGCACCGCGAAAGTTTGGAATACGCCAG